TTCTTTTTATACATCTCGTCCTTACCAAAACCAAATGAAATACCACTCTCAAATTCCATAATACCTCACCAGAGAAGCTCGACTGAACGTCCAACCACTTCCTGAACTGGAAATCTATAAACTACATAATATCCAAGAGCGTCAGTTAAGTGAGTCAGGTCTGGGGTAGCCCTTTTATCAATGGAACCATCTCCACCCTCAACTAAACGAGTACCTTCTAAATCTCTAACGACGTTTGGACATTTTTTATCATCAACGATTAATCTGACTATACCGGTAGTAGACATTAAACGAGAATTAAGAGCATTCACCCTTATACGCTCTTGAGGATTCTTACTAGGAATAAAATAATAAACCTTCTTCCATTGATCCTTGAACATCTTCCGTACTAAATCCCAGTCTGAACCTTCAACTTGAGCCGATCCCCCCGAACCCCCAGAAGCGTCACCATAGACATGTACCTCTCCACGATGGTTGTGCCAGTCTTGAAGCAGTCTATTACAAACCATAACAGTGTTACTGTTCTTAGGAATAAAAACCTCACCGATTACTCCTGTGCCAAAGACAGGATTTTGAAATGTCTCATTTCTACGCTCATCATAAAAAGGTTCAGTGACACCCGGAAGTTGCTGTTCCTGACAAACCACAGCAACACCCGGGGAGATGTTAAAGTCGAAACAAATGGAGATGGGCTGTTCTGGATCGTAACGTAGTGGACGACAGTGAGTAGATTGCTCGAATGGATAATAGACTCTACCTTGGAAGTGAATAAAGTCCCCTTCAAACTCTTGCTTGAAGGTGAGGGGGTCTAGATCATTACGAGCACTCTCAACTTCATGTACAGGTAAGATCTCTGCACTCTTCCAGTGAAAGAAGTCCCATTCAGGAATCTCTCCTCTAGCTCTAGCTTCTTCACCTACTCTTTTCGCAACTTCAGCTAAGTCATAGTAGTGGTTCCGACCTTCAGGCACGCCAATAAAATCACACCATCCCTGTCGGTCGGCCAAAGCAGGTCGAACATTCTCAGCCCAAGCTTGAGGTTTCATATTGCCATACTCATCTAAGACACCACCATCCCACGGAGTACCCTCTATACGCTGAGGTTTATCCATCCCAATAACCCAGATTTCTGCACCCGATTTAAGTTTGATACACATATCAGATTCACTGACACTTCTAACCGGGTCTCGTTCATAGGCCCAAGCTGGAATCATTTTCTTAATATCGTTCCAGAAAATACGTTTTGCCTGAGACCAAATCGGGGCACCGAAGAAATACCGGGGATCGGGATGTTCAGACGGTAAAGGTAAGTAAGCAGTACTGCGCGGGTCTAAAGCCCTAATTATCAACTTACGCTTGGATAGTTCAGTTTTCCCACTACGACGGCCCGCGGGGACAACCTTAAACCGAGCTGGTGAAGACCAATACCTGTATTGTTCATCATGTGGACGTAACTTAGTCCACCTAAGAGTTAGATAGTCATCTTTAGAAGATCGACCGGCTGTTTTTGGACCTGTTCCATAACTATGTGCTGGCATCTGTTTTAAACCAGTGAGCAGTTACTATTTGATAACGTAAAAAACCGTCCTGATGAGTAACGATCATCATCTGGTTCGGTTTTAGTTGAAACATCTTTTCAATAACATCTTCTGGGTCAATCTCCTCGGACTCTTTCAACCGACGAGTGATATCTATAATATTAGTCATTATTATATGCTCTAATAAATACAGCTGCTACTTGCGGGACGATGGCATTCCCGTAGGCACGCAAGCGTCCCACCCGTGAGGAAATCCCATGAGCCAACGGACAAAGACCGGGTTCAGTTGGCCTCGCTTTTCCGTCTTGGCAGGTAAGCCATTCAACTTCAGCCCATGCACTTTCCAGACCTCTCTCCCCAACAGGGAGTTGGTAGGAACATTCGGACAAAATCCTCCGTCCTTGTAGTCTCGACCGGTCGGTGTTGCCCAACCTACCAGCAGCACACAATCGTTCAAGTCGTTCGAACGTAATGGATTGACGAATCTTTTTGCTATCCCCACTTTCCAATCTCGACCCTGCGGGGTCGGCCACAAACCACAACCGTTGCCGGAGATGTGGTGCACCGATCCCCGCAGCGCACAAATCCGCCGCCCCGAAGGAGTAACCCTCTCCTTCCAAGTCAGACGAAACAAGGTCGAGCCAGACAAGGCCATCCTTAGACGCAACCTGTTCGCCAAAGATGACTGGAGGTCTGATCGTGCGAATAAGATGGAACCACGACGGCCATAAGTGCCGCTCGTCAACAAACCCAACTCGGCGGCCTGCCGTGCTGAAAGGTTGACATGGGCAACTCCCTGTCCACACAGGTCGATCGTCGGGCCATCCTGCCAGTCTGAGGGCATAGGACCACCCCCCGATACCGGCAAAGAAATGGTGCTGCGTAAATCCTTGGAGATCACTGGGGAGGACATCTCGGATGTCTCTGTCATCTACCTCTCCATCTGCAATTAATTTTTCTTGAATAAGATTTTTCAGCCACTGAACAGTGAACGGGTCGATCTCGTTATAATAAGCTTTACTCATCACCCGTCCCGGTCTTAGCTCTGGGAAGAGTTTCAACAGCGACTTTGGCAGTCTCTTGCAGGCGTCTAGCTACAGCATCGGCCTCAGTAGTGTCCAACCCAAATTTTCGGTTGTTCATCACACCACTGTGGTCACGCCAGCCTGCCTGAGATTTTAACCAGAACATAGTAGCACCGGGGTATTTACCACTCAGCGCTAGCTCTGTCATGACGGCAATAACTTGTTTTGTAAGTTCAGCTTTTCCGTGTCTTAACTCTTCAGGGAATTTTCGTTTCAATGTCGATAAAGAAATAGGACCACCGGACCAAGCAACACGAGCAATGTCCTCTTGCTTCATTCCACCGGCTATCATCTGCTTAACAGCGTAGCGTTCCTTCTCATCCGGCTCCCATGCTCGTAAAGTGTTCTTTTGAACTATCTTTTCACGAGTGGCCTTCTCTTTCGCTGAAGTACGGCCTTTCTTTTTGTACATACTAAGAAGTTGACCTTTAGTGCATGTAGCTGATGTCGACATAGTGGAGTCCCTCTTACTATAAACGATAATCTTAACTCACGGATTATTAAAGAAAAAAACGGTTTTTTTGATTGTGCAAAGCAAAAAGATAAGATATAATTTCCTGAAAGGAGAAAAAATGGATATCAACCGTTACCTAAGTCACTCCAAGTTTACCGTCAGATTCCTAGCATGGTTCGTTCTTCTCTTCAGTATACTCACCGGAATAGTGATAGGAGCAGGTCTACTCATTCTTGTCGGTTCAGCTCTCTTCACCCTAGTCCCTTCTTATCTACATCCAATATTAATAGCTGTCATAGTCGTAGCGGTACTAGCACTGGGCCTCGCCCTTGCCATAACCGAATCCGAAGACCCCGGTGGTTTAATCTAACCTTACTGTGAAAAAGTGTACAACAAAAATTTGAGTTGGAGGTTTTAACGTGGAACTTGTCATCGTTGCATTACTACTTATCTTTGCTGTGTGGATCACCGACCACCTCTCCACAAAATACTGGCTGAACATCTTACGACTACATCAAACAGTGCCTGTCTACTGGGACATGGAACCTGTCTGCCCGTACTGCCAATACAAAACGGAAGCACCGGTCGGCTTGGCAGACGACGGGAAGTGGTGGAATGTACAATGTCCGAACTGTGAATTGTTTTTCAAAGCTAAACCGACCTTTACACTAACCCATATAATAAAGGAGTATAAGGAAAATGACGGATCAGGAACTAATCCATAAAGCAGCAGAAGGAGTCATGGGTTGGAAACTATTGGATCTGACCAGTACAGATTACCCGTCCGGACCACACTGGCAGACAGAATATTCCTATATACCACTACACGAGTGGGACCCTGTACTCAACCCCCGAGACTGGTTGTTAGTCCTAGAGAAAATGCGTGAACTGGGTTGGTGTGGCAGTCTAACCTGGTGGGATAGTGAATCCGACCCTCTGTTCTGTGTACAGTTCTATCGTTTTGACACAAACGAAGACGGACCGGAAATCTTTCAGGAGAATATCGGTCGAGCCATCTGCCTAGCCGCGATTCAAGTACTATGATACCCCACGGCTTCCCGAATGACACCGAGTATGAAAGATGGTTGCACACACTGGGCCGACACTTCCCGACATCCGGTGAAATAGTCTTAAGTGCAGATCGTGCTTACTGGGTGTCTATGTGTTGGGTATGTCGAAAAGTCCTCATCTCCTATGACGGTCTAGGCTGGATGACAGTCAAGTTCAAAGATTTTTCCCCTGAGTTCTGAAGTGTACAACAAAAAAATGCAAACGGAGTTTTGAGGTGTTCTACACCTATGTTCGAAAGAGTAATTATTCACAAAAAGAATGGGACCGTAAAGTGTTTTGCAGTAGAAAGTGTACACTAAAAAAACATAAGGGGTGAAAAAGGTGTACAACAGAAAATTAGAAACTGCTTTTGTTGGGTGTACAAAATCCACGTAGGTACCCCCACCGCCGGCCCTCGGGAAAAACCCGGGATTTGGCTAGGGGATTCCCCGAGGCCTAGGGGATTCCCTGAGGCCCAGGCCGGGGATTCCCTGATGCCCCGCTCAGGGATTCCCTTAGGGAAATCCCTTAGAAATTAGGCCAAAAAATAGGGAAATCCCCTAGCCTCCTCCTAGGGGATTTCCTGATATGGGCCTAGGGGCAATCCCTAATAATTAGAATTTTTCTTATCCCAATCCTGCCAAGCATAAAGCCTCTTTTTTCCCTTGGCTAGGGGCTTGAGGCTTTCCCAATAGCGCCGATGCTCCAGCAGCCTATCCTTAGGCATATCCTTGGCGCTGAATTGATTCAGCAGGCTGATGATCGCCCGCCCTTCCTCGCGATTAGGATATCTTCCTTGCGCATGGAAGAAAGCCTCTAGGGCTGCATCAGCCTGCCCGCTTGCGAAATTCATGGGAAAGCCATTAGGGCTGAGGCTGCCCGCAGCCTGCGGGAATTTATTCCTAATTTTTTGAATAGGCGCGGGAGCTGCTTGGGGCTGAGGCTTGGCAGCTAGCTCCGCAATTTCCTCTTGATAGGAAGCAGCAGCGCGCCGGAAATCATTAATCGCAAGGGCAGCCATGGCAGCCTCAAATATCGGCCTTAATTCCTCTTGATAGGCAGCCTTAGCATTTTCCAATTTTTTTTCTGCTCTTTTCATTTTTTTTTCCTCTCTTTTTTTTGATTTTTATTTTAATC